ACAGAAGCGGCAACCACGGTGTTATGCACCAGGTTGCGCACGAGCATGTTGTTAGCAATAGTGTTTTGCATGGGTATTTTCCTTTCTGCCGATTAGGGCTGGATAACCATCTTGACGAGGGCTTCGGGGATCATGACCGCACCACCGACGCGCTTCCACGCGTACACGATAGTGATGCCTTGGTTAGCCTTCGAGAACGGATCGACGAGGAAGCGCACCGCCAGGCGATCGACCAACAGGTACGCTGCCTTCAGGTTACCGAACAGAATGGCGGAGTTGCCCGAACTCACATTTGGCATCTGCTGACTGCGCTTGTAGGGAAAGCCCAGAACCATCGACGGCTCTTTGCCAGCATAGTCCATCGCCCAGAGATAGCGGCCTTCGCCATCCTTGAGGGTACGGATGCGCCGAGCAGTATCACGAGAGAACAGCCACGATGCTCCGTTGAGGTACATCTGCTTGGGGGCCTCTGTAACGGAGATGAAAGCATCCGCTGAGATGTTGTCATTGACACCCGATGAAATAACGGGGATGTCCGGGTTGTTGAGGATGCCTTCGGGCTTGTTACCGACCGACGCACCCGTCAAGACTTCGACGTCTTCCGTCAACGAGAAAGCGGTGGCAATCTCAGACCGGATGTCACCAAGGATATCGAACAGCGGGTTGTCCTGGTCCTCGCGCGTGATCTCTGCACGAGCCTGCAATTCCGCGGTGCGGATGATCTTCGCGCCGTACCCAACGGTCGGGGTCTCAGGACGGTTGTCCGCTTCGCCAACCCACGACGCGCCACCGTGACGCTGCCGGGTGGGACGATGCACTTCCATGCTGGTCGTCGAGTAGTTGCCGACTAGTCCGCGCATGTCCGACAACTCAATCTGGTTGAGCTGGATGATGTCATTCACGAAATCAACCGGGGTGAAGTATCCGCCCGAGGTGTCATTGGCGACAGTCAGGGCCTTGTAGGCTTCGGGACCGTACTTCTCCACCAACAGCGCCTGGTTTGATTCAATACCATCACGCTTGAAACCCTTGCGCACAACGTAGTCGAGCGCGCCGATTTCCTTGTTGATCGACTTTTGGTCCGATGTGGTAGCACGCCGGCCCAACTTGGCTTCGAGAGCTTCGAGCTTCTCGCCAAACTCTCGACCATACTTCTCGATCAGGAGTTCGTTGTTCGTCTTCAGCTTCGCGTCGAGTTGATCCTCACGCAGCAACTTGTCGTACTTGCTCTCGACAGCGTCCAACGCTGTCTGGTGCTTCTCAACGGTTTCGCGGATAGCGGTCAGCCCGCTAGCACTACACTTTTGCGCCTCCTCGACGGTGTTGCGAAGTTTCGCTACGCCGCTGGAGAGGTCTTCAATAACTTTGAGATCCATGAGTTCCTTGTCAGAAAATTTCGTAGAGACTTACGATCTTGCCCCGAAGTGAACATTTCGGCTTCGTGCCAGCGGCTTTGAACGCTATGTCCAAAGTGCGATCATCTCTCACCAAATACTATCGGGCGTTAGTACAACGCCATTTCGGTAAGCAGCAAGTTCGCCTGAATGGCGGCGATGTGCTTGCTAACCTCTTCCGAGTTGTCGGCCACCTGTGTAAGGTCTAGGCCGATAGCCTTGCAGTGCTGATCCACCAGGGTGGTAAGAGCAGACTTGGACACAGGCAGGTCGTGCAGCGTGGGAAGCGCGCTGTGGATGGCGCGGAGTGCAGCCGGCACAATCATAGGCCGATTGTCGATGATATCCACAAACTGAAACTGCACCCCGTCCGTGTCGTCATAGTACAGCGAGCCGAACGACTTCAAGGACTCGTGGTGACTAGCCACCCACAGCTTGTAACGAGTTTCCGCACCGGTCGCATCCCAAGGCGTATCCGCCGGGGCGACTTGAAAGTAACTAGGGTGGTTGTTTAGCGCCTTGCACGCCATGACCTTGCACTCGGGATTTGCGGGGTCCATCACCAGCGAAACTTCTTTAAGCCCGCACTCGGCAATATCGCGGCAGTCTTCATCTGCGTTGTACGAGTGCTTGACCAGCCAGATGCCGACGGAGAAGTCCTTGACCAGGCCCTCTTCACAGAGTTTGCGAACTTCCTGGGCTGCGGCAGTCTTGGCAAATGTAGCTTTCACGTACAACCCGTGATTGTCTTCCGAGGCGGTATCGACCATACCCAAGATCGACTCGTTCAGCGCCCCGTAGGACGCGTGATTGTTGAGCAAGCGAACCCGCTTGTTCCTAACCTGTTCGTTGATCGTTTTTGTGTACGCACCCTTCAGGATGCGGTCGCTAACCAGGTCCTTCGTCCACGTAGAAGCATATCCCTCTACGTATCCGTTCGGATGCTCGTCACTGGCCTTGACTTCGAACGGGCCGTTGAGAAATTTTTGTTGCAATGTCAAATTATGCCTCTGTACTTTATAATCGGGCGTGCCTACAAGATTGAGATGGTCAACCGCATAGAACACCGGCAATTCACTAACTCCTCGTAAGGCAGGGAAGGGTCGCCGGGATACTGACAGAAGTGTCCACCTATGATGAACGGGGCGTCAAACGGAACTTCTCGCTGAGTCTTACCCGCCTCCACGTGGGTTGGCCTAACACGGTCATCCCCTGTGTCCACCCAGGTTTTTGTAGTCTGATTGCGGTTGTATGAGATGGCTGCAACCTCATACTGACCTGCCATCGCTGCGGAGTGTATCTGGGTCTGCACCATTTGCTGCGCTCGAACTGTGCTGAACCCAAAGAACTCTTTGATCTTCAGCGCAATCTGGTCTACGGACAACTTTGCGATGATGGCTGCGGTGATCATCTGCTTGATCCGCACGTGCAGAGACAATGACATCTTCGCGACAATCTCCTGCGCCTTGTCTGTGAACACGCGAGCGAACCCGCGGAGAGACCACGGAGACTGAGAAGATGCCTTCTGCTCATACGAAGTAAACAACGAGATCAAAGGACCAGCCTCATTGGCGGCATCCTGGTACAGCCGGATCAGTAGCGGCTCTAGAAATTTTCTTAGGTGCTTGAAAATTACGTTGTACAGATTGTCGGGATTCTGATACTTCTTGAACGCGCGGGCTGTGACATCAGCCGTGTCAGCATAGATGCGGATGGCCGCTTTTACGTACTTGCGTTCGACTTTGGCTTTCGCTCGCTGTAGGTAAAGCCAACTCTGCACGAAGCGCAAGTCAGCTTTCGTCTCCGGTGGCTTGGGGAAATACGTACGAACCAGTTGGCTCGCGTAGGGTCCGAATCTAGGGACGTGCTGACACATCGGCACATCCCATGACGCAACCCTCCGGCAGCATGTTGCCACCACACAAGATGCAGCCTACTTGCTGCATAGCCAATCCTGGTCCACGAGGACGCCGGTGTCCCACTTCCACGACACGAAGTTGTGGTGAGCGACGATGCCGCTCCACTTGCTGGCGTCAGTTGGACACACAGACATGCGTTTGTCTGCGGGTAGTGGCACGAGAGGGATGTTCCACGTAGCGCAAAGGCTATGCACCAACTCTTTTAGTGCAGTCTGCTGCGGCGGCGGGATGACCGACCAGAAGTCGTAACCGCGCCAAGACTTGGCGAGGTACTTCGTAGTTTCAGCAAGCGTGCAGTATGGTTTACCGTAGCAATCGATAAGCGTCTTACCGCTAAGTTTCAGCGGCCCTTCACAAACTACCTCGATCCCGATGGACCGAGTGTTTACTTCCGTGGGGCAGACCTCTGTCCCCCCAACGTGCCAGGCCCAACCTTTAGCGGGGTCGAAACACTGATACACGGTGGACACGCCTTTGACGGGCTTGTCCACTAAGAACGGCGTGGCTACGCGTAGTTGTTGTCCGCTTGTGGTCTTGTCACTCATCCAGCCTGAGTACGCGCCGGCTGCGGTGTACCCTGCCGTGAAGTGGAGGAGAATCCTGTCGTACGTGGGGATTCCGACGTGTGCTACCCACTGCTCCGGCTTCAGAGCAAACTTTTGAGTATCGAGTATCACTATTTCCCTTCCACGAGGTCTTCGGCTTGCGGATTGTCGCTGCTGTCCAGAGTGTCGTCCGTTACGTCGCTCTGGTTACCTCCATCGTTCACGGGCATGACGTCCAACTCGGGGCTGTCGATCGGCTGAACGTTGCCCATCCAGGCGACATCACCCCAGGCAACGGGGTCGAAGCCAAGGCCGAGACGAGCGTTAACCGCATTTAGTGGCCAGCCAGTCTTAACCAGGAGGTTTGCGGTCGTAGCTTTGTCCATGAGGGCTTTCCTCATGGCAGTGTTCTTGGTGAGATCGTAGCGAACTTCAATGTCGTCGCCCCAGTGTGGTGTGATGCTGGCATTGAACGAGTCAGCCATCCAGTCCAGCATAGGAACCATGCGGTCTTCCAGAAAGCT